ATAAAAGCCTTTTAAATCGTAGGCAATTCCGGGCGATGATCCACAAGGGGAGAAAATCAAAGTGATTTAGAAGCCCTCCTAGGGGCTTGGATCATGGCAACAAAAAGCCCCTAGGGGATAATCCTAGGGGCTTTCCTTGTGGGGCTTTAGATAAGCTCGTCCAGTTCTTTGATTAGCTTCATAAGAAAGACTTGTTGCCATGCAAGTTCTTCTTTGTTGCAACAATCTAATATCATTATATTATTCCCGATCCATTTAAGGAGCTGTTTTCTATATATTTTCTTTTTCATGTTATTTGCTTTTGTTATCCTTCCAGATAGTCACGATACCAGCCATTAGGAAAAGAGCGGGCATTGCATAGAGTAAGCCTAGGAAACACCATTTAAGCGCTGATATAACGTCCTCGCTCATAGTACAAATCCTGAATTGTCATGCTTTGCTTTACCCTTTGCCTTGAGTCCCACAATTACGCCTTTTGGGTCGAGGAAACGCAAGTCGGATTCATCGCCATTTATTACTGGACGATTAAAGGCAAAGTCCACCTTTTCCAAATCCTTGAACACCATCGCCACATTCACGCCCAGAGACAAGGCAAGCTCTGCATGAGAAGCGTTACTCTCTGAACGTGAAAAGGTGAGTGAGTAATTAGTAAGGGGATTTTCTTTCAGCTTTAATACCTTCTTAATGTTCTTGGTGTAATCATAGAAGGGAACATCGGGAAAGAGTTCGAAGATGTTAGAAGCCTTACCGACTGGGATTGTTTCCCATGATATGTCACTTGTCCCATTTAAACGGACGCAAGGATTAAAGCCTAGCTTTTCAGCTTTCTTCTTTAGTGCTTTAACATCATCCACTAATTGATCCATGAACTCAGCTTTAGCAGAATGGAAAAGCATTGTCTTTTCCACTCGTGCTTTCCTGACATTCTGGAAAGCTCCCCTTCCAGCCGTGAAGAGACAAGCGGCACGACATCCTTGCGACGCATAGCCGCAAGTGTTTACCACTCCCGACTCGTTGCTTGGTGCGAGGTAAAGAATCCCCGTGAGGTAGCCTTTTAACTGGCCTTTGATTGTCTTTGCGTTGGTGTCTATGCTTAGTAGTTTTTTCATGTTATTAGATTTATTTTTTAATGTGAGTTTTTAGGTATTTAAGGTTTTGTCTTGCCGATTTTATCGCTTTTTCTAGCGTTATTCCGCTCCCCATTTTCCAATCTTTTAAGGGATCTTTCCCCGTGGTGGCACATTCTAAGTCATAAATTCCCCACCCGTAAAAGTGATCTATACTCCTCCCTTCTAGGTGAAACCATAAATCCTCGAGATTGGATTGATCCACCTCATCCCCTTCTCTCTCATCCCACCCTGCTACGGGTTGGTAATCCCCATACCCTGCAATGGAATCCTCCAGAACTATGAACCATGTTTTCCCATCCTTCCTGCCTTGTTCTATAACTTGGCAAGAGATGTGCCATTGTGATTCACAATCTGAATCATCACAATTCCAAGCATTGCCCACATCTTCTGGTTCTCCTTCATAAGAAAAGTCACCTTCTGGACAATGGGAGAAAAGATCCTGCAATGTGGGGATTTTTCGATTCTTTGGATCATAAGCAAGAGACCTTGCTTCACTTAGGGATTTTCTCAGCTTGGTAATTTGTCCCTTCTGAGATGGGGACAATCTAAGGTTTTCCTCTTCTCTTTCCTCGTTGCAGTTATTATATAACCACTTGTCAGGGTCTAAGTAGTCGTCGTGAATTCTTCCAATATTGCTTCTCATAATTTTATATGTTAAATGCTTTGATTTATTTAAGAAAGATGCAATCTTTCCAGACTCCTTCAACGTGAAGAGGGTGGAAATAATGCTGATCATAATTTTCACCATCTCCGCTTTCTACATAATAACTTGAATCATAATCTCTTTTCAGCTTGCCAATAATAATTTTTTTTCCCTTTACAAGGCGAACGTGCTTTTCTGTTAAATGATAAACGCTTTTTTCCATAATGTTAAATGCTTTGGTTTTTTTGCTTGTTTTCCGTGTATTCTTCCCAACTAATCCATCCCTTTAGAAATGCGGAATGATTCCACCTTTCAAGGGGCGAAAGTCCCAAGGCCGCACCTTGTGAGTTGAGCCACATGAACGAGCGATTACGGGCTTTCCGCTTTGCGTCACTTATGTTTCCGTTTATTAGGTTTTCTATGATGTTCATGATATAATCCCCCTTTTCTTGGCTTGGTAAACAGACGCATTGAATCCACCGATGGCATCCAATAATGGGCTTTCCTGTTCTCTGTTAACCTTCTGAACCACCACCCACGATGGAAAGGAATGAAATTCCTTACTTCTGAAAATAACACACGTTTTTCGGTGTCCGAATTTTGTTATTATTTCATTGATTAAATCTACGTTATTTTCCATGGGGATATGTACAAACCGAACGTCCGTATATCCCTTGCAAGCTGAATACTCTCCCCCCCTTGCCTTCACTTTTTTTCCGTATCCCTTTCGGGTGAAGTCGGGTGATGAGTAGAGGTGAATCTCTACGTTACATTGTGTTGACGTGTTCATTAATTCCAGAGTAGGCAAAGGATTATGAAGGCACAGAATGCAGATCCGAAAAGGAACGCTAGTGCGTTAAGGATAAGGTTTTTCATTATTTCACCTTGTAGATTAGTTTCTGATCACGACCATTGTGCCCGTGCGCTCATCTCCTTGGAGGTGTTCTCCGTTGTGACGGAACAGTTTTACCGTGACCGAAAAATCGGTCATAAGCTGAATTTCGTCGGCAATATCCTGCGCAATTTGATAGTGTGCCCGTGAACTTGTCCACAATCCCTCGACCGGGAGGCATTGAGAAAGTTTGTGTATGTCTGATTTTTTGATGCTGTGGTTCATATTTACTTCTTTCTTTTGGTGTTGGTTGCGTGGTCGTCATTGACCACGAGACAAGGATGACAAAACCCACCAGAACTCCAAGAAAATAAAGATATAAATTTTCACAGATATTCTTTTTTGCCTTGTCATTTACTCTAATTCTGATACATGATCCCCCTGTCACTCTTTGTCACCGCTTTGTCTTACTCTGTAAATCATGGGAAAAACTAACAATAAGCTCCCTGTAGACTGGGAAGCGGTTCACGCATTTTGGATTCAATCGGGGAGAGACTATGCCGCCACCTCTGAAGCCTTCGGCATCAAGAGAAATACTCTGATACAAGCAGGAAAGAGAAAGGGTTGGAAGTCTGCCGCTAACCTTGTAAGACAACTGGAAGATACCAAGAGAGAGTTGGAAGTCATACAGAGGGAGAAGCAAATTGTGTCACCTGTGACAGCTTCGGTAGCTTTTATAGAAGATCAAAAGAAGAGCTTTCACTCTTCAATGGCACTCGGTCTAACTAAAGCCGCATCAAGTCTTACAGAGTTGGACAACCTTTCAGCCCTTGAGGCGAGTAGGAAGATGGTAGATCTCGCCAATGCTGGTAAGACAATCTTCGGGATTGGTAGTGACACGGATAAACCCACGTTGTCACTCAATGTCTTACAACTTGGAGTAGACTCGCTATCGCTCGTCAAGTAAGCGTTTGTCTTACACCCGCTTCGCTTCGCTTGCGGTCTGTCATATGTCCGTCTTTGTCTTACATAGTCCCCTCTCGTAAGGAATCCCTTTTTTCGCCAGTCGTCCCAGACGCACACCACCCTTCGAGTAGGGAGGTTGACCGCTCGTTTTCCCGCAAAACCCCTCCACAATTTTTTCAAAAAAACCCTGAGTGACAGAACTTTGTTCTGCTTCTAAAGAAGTGACACTCACTTTGTTTGTGAGCATCTGAAGATGCGACAGCGAGCGTTAGCGAGCTACGAGACATGGATTTGAACCATGACTAGGTGAGTCAAAGTCACCTGTGCTACCGTTACACCATCTCGTATAAGCTAGTTACGTTTTCGTTGTTTAGCTACGCTCTGTTCCTTCCAATGAGCTTTACCGTATATGGTCTTGTTAGCAAGCTCAGAAGGAAGTTCTTGGATAAATATTTTAAGACGAAGGGAGTATTCTGGGTTTAGGAGGCTTACTAGGTGTGAGTATTCGGAGCCATCATTGGCTAGTTTTTTAGCCTCCGCTAGGATGTAGAGTTGATTTTGATCGTATTGGTTGTAGGTCATATTGTTAAATACTTGAATTTTAATGGTAATAGAATGAGTACATAGAATGCCCTACCCTGTAGAGCATCACTTTCCCACGGGTTAAGAACGGCCTATGAACCCTAGTCTGGATAGGTTGACTAGAAAGAGACGAGATCCATGCGAGGAGGATCTCCATTATTAAAGAGGGACGGCGATAGTAAGTACCCCTCTTCTTACCTTGGGGAGTGGCCCGCCCGAAGCGATCTCCAGTCCTTACACCATCTACTAGTCCTGCTAGTGGATGTGGAGAGAATAGGATTGACGGAGGGAGGTGTCAAGAATAGTTTCCGTGCGTGAAGATTTTAGAGAATGGAATAGCCGTTTTGGATGGCGACACGCATATTTCTGAGTGGGTAGCCTCCTCTGGTCGGCTAGACCACGATCAGTATGCTTTGCCGATTATTTTGGAGCATATTCAGGAGGGTGATGTGGTGATTGATGGAGGGGCTTTTATTGGAGACCACACGATTGCTTATTTAGAAGCAGTTGGGGAATCTGGATCTGTGTTGGCCTTTGAGCCTAACCCTGCGGCGTTTCAGTGCTTGATTCATAACTGCCCCAAGGCACAGGCGTTCAATTACGGACTATGTAGCCACGGGGGAGAGGCTTTCCTTGAGACTTGTGAGAATGTGGGGGCTAGTTCCATTGGAGAGTCTGGACAGGCTATAAAGCTCATGTGCTTGGATGAGCTGAATCTTGATAGATTGGATTTTATTAAGCTGGATGTGGAGGGATATGAATTGAGGGCATTGAATGGAGGAAGGGAGATAATTGAGAAGTTCCGCCCTAAGATGTGGATAGAGATAAATAGGTGGGCTTTAGATAGGCATGATACTAGCCCTAGAGAGATCTTTGATTTTCTTTTGGGATATGGGTATGAGATTGCTTCCTATCCAAATGCGGAGGGGATGCAATACGACATCCTTTGTTTACCATGTTAGGAGGTTGTGATATTTTTTATCGTTCGTATGTGGGCGATTTTCATTGGTTGGCATTGTCTTTGCTTTCAGTAAAGAAGTATGCCCATGGATTTAGTAAGGTTCATATTGCTATTCCTTCCAATGATATTGGCCTCATGCCGAAGTGCGATGGGGAAATCCATTTGATTCAGCCAGAGCATAGCGATGGCTACATGGATCAACAGATTACCAAGCTCCATGCTGATCAATTCTGCAACGCAGAATATGTGTTGCATATGGACTCAGATTGTATTTTGACGAAAGATGTGAGTCCTCTGGATTTGTTTTTGGATGGTAAGCCTGTGCTACTGAGGGAGAAGTGTCAGAGTCCATGGATGCATTATTCAGCAATAGACTTGGGATGGTATGATGAGTATGAGTATATGAGGAGGTTGCCTATTTGCTATCCAAGGTGGATGTATAAGAAGTTTAGGGACTTTATATTACAGACGCATGGGATGAGCGTAGGAAAGTATATTTGCAGTAGGAATGGGCATGAATTTAGTGAGTTCAACAACTTTGGGCAATGGGCCTACAAGTATTATCAAGATGCTTTCACATGGCTAGAGCCTAGAGAGTTTCCTGCTTTTTGTAAGCAGTATAGGAGTTGGGATGGATTAGATGACCAGAAAAGACTGGAGATAGAGGGAATCCTTGCAAGTTAGAGGAATGGTATGTAATGGTGTTTTATGCTTAACACCCAGCCATATCCAGATGGAGACCCAGAGATTGAAGTGATTGACAGGGTTTTGAATAAGGTGAGAGGGATATTGTCTGAGCATTTTGAGGTGGGAGTAATTATGTTATCTAGAGAGAACGAGGAGGGATTTACTTCGTATCATGGAACTCAGTTTGGAAATAAGTTTGCGGTGAGTGGAATGGTGGAGGCTTATGTGAATGGAGAATTTGACGAGCCTTTTATTGATGGTGGCTTTGGGGAAGATAAGGAATAAAGTTGACTTAATTAATTTGAATGGGTAGTTAGATAGGCTGATCATGGCTTCTCTCACCTTTGCACAAGCTAAAACTTTGTTGGCTCCGTATATTTCGAGTCAGGGTTCCACTGATCCAACGGTTGCTAGTGCAATTAATTTTGTTAATGAGAGGTTTATTACCAGCGGTCAATGGAAGGGTAATAGATTTATCCATAGTTTTTCTGTGAGTACTGCATCTGATAACACGTTTTATTTCGATACAATTACTGGTATTGAGAGCGTGTTGAAAGTGATGGCTGTTGATCCTACTTATGATGCTGGCGAGATTGTGGAGATTAGCGGAGATTGGTATCCATTTAATGATGCTGGGATTGGATATATGCCAGCGAACTATACTGGGGACACTCAGGTGATTAGGCTTGGCCCAACTCCTGCTTCCGCACTTCCTTCAGGAAGTACTTCCGACACTCAGAGATATAGGGTGGTGGGACGAGTTCCTGAGAATCGTACCATGTATTGTTTGGTGAGGCGTGGGTATGTGCCGCTTGTAAATGATTC